TTAAAATGGACGCTGACCCTGGATATCCTTGGAAAGCATTTGGGAAATCTAAAGCTGATGTCTATGCCTCCGCACGCGAACTGCTCTTTGCGGCTTGCGCTACGAGGATCGACGCTCTTTTATCCTGGGATTGTAGAGTTGGAACGGTGTCTTCCAGTGACTTGGTTCGCCGAGGACTGGTAGACGTTGTTCGACTCTTTATTAAGAATGAGCCCCACAAGAAGTCCAAGCTATTGTCGGATTTCTTGAGGCTCATTTCCAATGTTTCGGTGTTAGATGAACTGATTGATAGGTTATTGTTTTCGTCACAGAATGAAGTCGAGATTGATAAATGGCTTGAGATACCCTCCAAGCCAGGTATCGGTTTTACGGATGAGATGATGGGAGATGTCTCTCGCGAGGTGTTTAGTCGTAGTAGATTGCACCACGTCTGCGAGGGTGATTCCTCATCTTGGGACTGGACTGTACAAGGCTGGGAACTTGATGCTGAGGCTGACATGAGGATAACTCTTTTGGGAGTTGACCCTGAAGGCCCACTGGCTAGGCTGATCAGGAATCGCATTTATTGTGTTTCCTCTTCAGTATTTGCCTTATCTAATGGAGAGCTTTACGCTCAAACCACTAGAGGTATCATGCTTTCTGGCTGGTACAATACCAGCTCGTCTAACTCTCGTATTGTGGTCTTGAACACAGTTCTTTCGGGAGCTGTGGAATGGGCTATAGCTATGGGAGATGATTTCTTATGTGACGATGTACCAGGTTTCAAGGACAAGTTTGAGTCTCACGGACATATATTGAAGCTCTTCAAAAGAGTGGATCATAAGTTCGAGTTTTGTTCTACGAGTTTTCCTTCTTTCGAGCCTTCAAACGTTTGGAAGATCTTTGTTAAACTCTTGAGTAATGGTACTAAATCTTTATGGGAGAGAAGAGGGCTGTACGTAGATTGGAGATCCGATATGCGTCACAGTCCCGAGATGGGAAAGCTTGATTCGCTGGTAACAGCTTCAGGCTTCCTATCTGATCTCGATTGAACCTAGAGGGTTATTGTCTTTGGGGGGTTGGTTGGTAGCTTTATGGCTACTAAACGAACACCCCGAAGGCGAGTCCGCATACCACGGACAAAAGCGACTAAGAAGTCAGGTGGAACTCAAGACACTCAGACTGTGGCGGCCTTACGCAAGAGGATTGCCAAGTTGGAAATGACTCCTTTCTCGAATGTCGGTGGTAGTGTGGGAAGATCTATTGGAGGTTTATTCGGTAGACCCGAAATGGGCAGGGGCTTAGGCTCCTGGCTAGGGTCTGGCATAGGTAAAATCTTTGGAAGTGGTGCTTATAACTTTAAGCAAAACTCCTCCTGGAATGTTGCACAACAGGTTCCAGCTATGCATAGTAATAACGAAAACGTTATTATTAGACATAGGGATTTTATTACTAATGTTAACTCTAGCGTTGGCTTTGTGAATACGGAGTACCAAATCAATCCTGGTTTGGCTTCGACTTTCCCTTGGCTTTCTTCTATCGCGTCTCAATTTCAAGAATATGATTTCCGTGGTCTTGTGTTCGAATTCAAGTCGACTTCGGCCGACTCATTGAGTTCAACGAACACAGCGTTAGGTACGATTGCTATGGCAGTGCAGTACCGCGCAGATGCTACTGCATTCACGTCGAAACAGCAAGTTCTCAATGAAATGTGGTCCGCAGACTCTAAGCCTAGCGAATCATTCTTCATGCCTGTTGAATGCGCACCTGCTGAATGTCCAATGGACGTTCAGTATATACGCACCAGTGCCTTGAGTTCTTCTGATGATATTAAGTTTTATGACCTTGGTAAGCTTGCGCTCTCTTCTGTTGGCTCGCAGGCCGCAGCTGTAGTTGGCGAACTTTGGGTAACTTACGAGGTTGCTCTAAAGAAGCCTGTACTATCGGGATCTATTGGTATTGATGCTCTCAGTACCTCTTTGTCTCGTAGTTCACCTACGGCTGGAACCGCTCCCAACGGAACAGCATTTATCTCAAGTGTCAACAACTTCTTGGGCGTTACATTTGGAGGTACTAATTCTCGTACTGTCACCATCCCTCTTGGGGTGGCTGGCAAGTTTTGGTGCTCTTACTTTTGGTATGGCGGGTCTGCATCGTGGGTCGTCCCTGGCTTTTCGTTTACGAACGTTACGCTTCTCACCAC